TTCTGGATGAGGCTGCTGTAATAACTGACCTGCGCCGAAAGGGAATGGTGCATCCGCTCCGATTCTATGGATACGCGGGCATAGGCTGCGACTTTCTTTCTCTGCTTCAAATTTGGTATGCGTCGTTCAATCTTACGGATAGTCCGCATAGAATCAGCTCCTTTCGACACTATATATCACTCTGTTTGATACAATTATCAAGTGTATAAGTCCCCGGAAAAAGGCTGATAGCGGCGAAGCATCTCCTGCTCGAAGTCCCGGTACTCCTTACTGGTGATGAGCTTTTCGGCCAGCATCCGCCTTGCTAGATACATCGCCATCTGGAAGGCTGTTTCATTTTGAAACGACCTCTTATCCATGGCGGACACCTCCGAACCGATATGCAATATAGCATGCGTGGGAGCAGAACTTCCGATGTCTGTTGCCATAGACGGTGAATTCCTTCCCGCAAGCCGGACAGGTATAGGTGTAGACTGCCTTCCGCTTCACCAGCTCCAGATGTGCATTCCACCACTTATTCCGGCAGGCATCGCAGCAGAACCTTTTCCGCTTCCGTCCCGGATTCTGTTCAATCGGCTTTCCGCACTGCTCACAGACTGCCCCCGCTGTCCTGGCCGCCAGACTGTGCCGCCGGCAGAACGACTTCACCGTATTGATGGAAATCTGGAGCCGAGCCGCGATCCTGCCATACCCAGCCCCATCCCGGCACAGGGCAATGATCTGTTGTTTCTGTTCGTCGTCATGATGGACACCTCCTGAAATTTTGGTCTTCAGGAGTAATAGGACAGAACAACTATCGTTAAGTACTATGAAGGCAAAAAAAATACATGGATGCCCGTGATGAGCATCCATGTATTTAAACATCCTCGTAGCAAATAATCAGTACAGATATGTTGCGACTATAGTAGGCAGCGTTGCAACGTGCTATAATAAAATAGATTCGATGGTGATATCATCATCTCTAATGATACGACAATCCCTACAACAAAGGGTGGTCCAATGGCAAATATCATAACACTAGTGCAGGACCTCTTCCATATCTACATCACCTGTCCCTTTCTGGTATAATAGGCATATAGACATAGTCACCAGCATGGAGGCGTTGTATCATGAGTGGACACAGTCGAAAGTACAAGATCATGTTGACGAACGAGGAACGCAATCATCTGAAAGTGGTCTTGCGCTCGAGCAAGACGTGCAACACCATCAAGAAGCGCTGCCAGATCTTGCTGGCACTGGACTGTAACACGAATCCCGACACCACATATCGTAACTGTGCGTATTACCTCGGAGTGTCGTTGAAGATGGTCTGCAATATCGTCAAGCTTTATTGTGAGAGCGGGCTTCAGCGCACGCTGGTCTTGAATCGCAATGTGAATTCGGATAATGCCACACGCAAGACGACGGTGCCATAGAAGCCAGAATCATTGCCACGGCCTGTGGCAGCCCGCCTGAAGGATATGCCAGATGGACCATCAAGCTTCTCACAGAACACACGAGAGTTGAGCTCGGTCTCACTGCTGGTGAGGAAGCCGTTCGGCGGATGTTAAAAAAAACACATTGCGCCCTCACCTGAAAGGCTATTGGTGCATTCCTAAGAAGCAAGATGCCGATTTTGTCGCTTGCATGGAAGACATCATCGACGTGTATGAACGTCCTTACGCACGCAAGCGGCCGGTGGTCTGTCTGGACGAGAAGCCGTTGCAGCTCCTCGGTGAAGTCCATGAACCACTTCCTATGCGCCCGGGTGCTGTCGAGAAGATTGATGCAGAATACAAGCGCAATGGAACTTGCAGCATTTTTGCCGTTGTAGAGCCGCTTACAGGGCACCAGCATATCTCAGTGCGAGAGTGGCGGACCGCTTTGGACTGGGCTGAAGAGATCCGATATCTATGTGATG